GTGCCGTACTCGTCGAACACCTGCTGCAGCGCCGACCGGTGGATCAGGATGCACGCCGACCCGGTGCCGTCAATCGGCACCACCTGGTCGCGGGGGTAGTCGTACCACGGCTGGAACCCGTGAATCTCGTCGGTGAGTGACACCCACCGGTAGAGGGTCGGGACCGGCTGGATACGGAACCCGTTCATGCCGTCCATTGCGACTTCTTTGGACACGAAACACAGGCCGCCCATGACAGGCCGGGTCTCCGGGTCTGCGGACTCCACCAGCCTGTCGACCGTGTCCGGGTAGAAACACATGTCGGTGTCGACCCAGAATAGCCATTCGGCGCGGGTGCGGGATTCACCGTGGCCCAGGAGGAACTGCAGCGCCACGTCGTTGCGGGCTTGCACAATGCCGCCAGTCCCGAACCGCATCGCCATGTACCCGCCGCGCATCAGACGCCCCTCATGGGAGGCGTCCCACTGCAGCAGCGACTCCTTCGACAACTGCCAGGAGTGTTTGATGTCCTCGCCGTGGACGTAGGCCAGCAGAACCGAACCCGGCTCCACGTCGACGGTCACCGGGTAACCCGGTGCCGCTTCTCGCCCGGTGCGCGGGTAGCACGCTCCACCGGGGCATCGTCGACAGCGACAATCTCGCCACGGTCGCCGGCACGCACCCGGTCATGCTCGGTGATGAACAGGGACGGGTACGCCTTCACCACAGGCGAGTCACTGTCCCACGGGTCACCCTGGTTGAGAGTCAGCGGCGTCCCGTTGTGGGCGACCGTGCAGCTCGCCGCCGCGTAAACAACCGTCTTCCTTGCCATGAGCGGTCTCCTTCGGTGAGCGGGATGAGCGGGTGGGTTGACCGGCCCGACGCGCCCGCTCAAGCACGCCAGGCCGGTCGACAGGGTGCTACTGGTTCTGCAGCAGACGGAACCCGAGGTCGTTGACCGTGTTCCCGCCGTGACGCGCCCACGCAAACCAGCCACGCTGGCCGGTGGGCCTGTTGTTGGTCACGTCGAACAGGTGCGGCACGAGCTCGATGCTCATCCCGGCCCGGTCAGCGATCACGTAGTTACGGAAGTCGCCCACCACGAGGATGTTCGCCGCCCCGGTGGTCGCCAGGGACCCGGGGAAGTACGACGAGAACTCGATGGGACGGTTCCGCACCGACTCGATGCTGCCCGCCAGGTTGACGGTGAACACGTTGTCGGTGCTGCCGAAGTTGGCGATGTCCGTCCCGATGCTGTGGGACATGACCCAGGTAGCGTTCGCCCGGTACCGGTCGGGCAGCGCCTTCCAGACCTTGTTCACGTCGGCCGACTGGAACACGCCGTCGGTGGTCGTGACCACCTCGACGTTGGTGTTCGCGTCCAGGGCAGTCAGGATGCCCCGGAAGTTGGTCGCAACCGAACCGGTGGCGAACGACTCGGCCTGCAGCTCGTCGTAGCCCTCAGCGAGCAGCCGCGACATCTCCTCGGCGAACGAGGGGTAGTCCATGCCGACCTCGATGGAGAACGGCACGAAACCACGCGCCATCGCCGTGGTCACGGTGGGCTGGGCGAGGGTCGGCGTGTCGTCGGACACGGCCGCCGCCTCAGCGTCGTACGACCACGAGACACCCGCCGAGGAGACACCCTTCCACTCGTCGTTCGTGATGGTCTCCACCCGGGCGATCCGCCGGAACGGGTTCAGCGAACCCTGCGACGTGAGGATGATCGTCGGGTCGATCAGCACCGGCACACCGAACCCACCGGACGTGTCGGTGCCGATGGACATAGCACGGAACTCGTCGAGTGCCCGCGCCTCCTCCGGGGTGAACGCCGGCGTGGTCTGCGTGACCGCCTTCTGCCAGCCGGAACGGTAGGCGGGGGTCTCGGTCAGCAGGAGCCGCCGGGCGATCTTCACACCGTCCAGGTCGCCCGTCTGGGTCCGCATGATCTTGTCGAGCTTGTCGACCTGGTCGGACGCCAGGTGCCGGGTGGAGTCCTTGTCCTCCATCACCCGCATAGCGGCGTCGCGGGCCTCCATGCGACCCATCCGGGCCACGTCGCGGGGCTCCGCGGCGGGCTGGGCGGGGGCGATGTGAAGGCTGCCCCACTTGGCGCGGGACTCGGCGACCCGCTGCGCACGGGCCTCCTTCTCAGTCTCCTCCGCGATGCGGGCGTCCAGAGTGGCGGCCTCCGTGTCCAGCTCGTCCCAACGGGCCTGCTGCTCGTCGTTCAGGGCCTCGGTGCCGGCGGCCTCGTGGATGGCGCGGCGCTCGGTGTCGATTGCCGCACGCTGCTCGGTGAGCAGCTCAAGGAGAGTCTCCATGACTCAGTCCTTTCGGGTCAGGTTGATGAGGCGTACGCGCTGTGCGTACGTCAGCCCGTCCGAGTGGCAAGCCGGCTCGAGGGGTGTTGCCTCCGCGGCTCCATCACCGTCACGACTGCCGTAGGCGGGTCGCTCAGGGTGGAGTGCGGCAAGTCTGGAGCGCATCTCGCCGACCAGCTCAGGGTCACGGCGGGCAAGATGTTCGTAGTAGGCGTCGGTCGTGGACATGGACCGCATGCCGGCCGACGCGGCCGGGTTCGCCGGCCAGGTGACCGGGCCAGCCTCGAAAACCCGGACCTCTTTCAGGGTCCGCTCGGGCAGCCCGTCCGGGTTGTGGTCAGAGGCACCAGGCTCGTTGTTCCACTCGTCCTTGACGACACGGAACATGAACGAGGACCCGTAGGCGCCGGAACGCAGCCCCGGCAGGAGGTCGCGGTTGTAGGAGGTGTCCCACAGGCGGGTCACCGTCACCGGGGAATCGTCGTCCTCGCGGGCGTCGATCACGTCGCCGAGCAGCTTGGAGTCGATCTGCATGTCCATGCCGTGGTTGAACATGGTGCGGATCTGGTGGGCGTCGACCCGCTGCGCCTTGTTGTGGGCGTTGATGGTCTGCTTGAACGCACCCGGCACCGTCCGCTCCATGAACGACCCCTCCCAGAAGGAGTCAATGCGGTACCAGGTGTTGAATGGGGAGAACCGGGTCACCAGGTCACCAAGCGACCCGTCGCCCGCCTCGCCGTCAGTTCGGACCTCACACGGCAGCAGGGTCAGCCGCACCACCGTCAGGTCAGGCAGAGTCATGTCGTCAGGCACCAGTGCCTCCAGGGGCAGGGGCCGCCGCCGCGGCCGATTCGTTCGGCTCGTCACCCCACGGGACAGGAGTCATGTCCTCGTCGGCGCGAACCTCATTAACGGTCTTCCAACGCTTGTCCAGCGCAGAGGCGTGCGCCTGGTAGCGGGTCAGGGTCGTCGTCTCCAGCATCGCGTTCCGGTTCAGCCGCGCATACTGCGGACGCGGCAGCATCTCCGTGAGCAGCCGCTCAACACGCCGCAGCCACTTGTTCATGCCGAACACCAGCAGGTGTGTGGCACGCGACTCGATGTTGGCGTACGTCAGATTTCCGCCCGACTCGTAACCCAGGATCTCCGCAAACCCGGGGCCGAAGATTCGCGCACACTGCGCCTCCGAGTAGCCCTGGGTCTCCAGGAACTGCGACTCCTCCGGGTTGAGTTGCAGAGGCTTGTAGTCCCAGCCGTTGCCGAGAACCAGCGGCTCACGGTGACCGCGCATCACCGCCATGAATCGCTCTTTGGCGGTGCCCGCCTTCTCCTGGCTCAACTCCCGGTCGGTAGTCAGGAGCGCCGTCGGGTGCGCGCCGTCCGCGAACCACTGCCCGCCGAACCTCGTGGCCGCGAGAGACACACCCACGGTTGCGGCGTGCTGCGCCACCGGAGACCGACCTAGCACATGTCCGGGGGCAGGCATCACGCGACGGTGCAGGAAGCTCGCCGGGTTCGTTACCGGACGGCCCTTCACCGACCACTCGACGCGGCCGGCGATCTCACGGCCCGACACATCGTCGGGGTAGTAGATAGACACCTGCGTCGGGTAACCGGACGTGGATCGCGCCAGCACGTCCCCGTACAGGTTGCCGCGCATCGCCCACGACATGAGCACCTGGTAGATCCAGTCTTCGACGCCGTTGCCGTCCCCGCCAGGGTCGAGCAGGTAGGCGGGGGTCGCAACCTTCGTCCGCTCAGCACCCTCACCACGGAACACGTCCACCGGCAACTCAGACCCAAGCGAGCAGATCAGGTCAACAGTCGAACCGACCGCTACCGACTGCAGCGAACCGGCGACCGTGCCGCCGTCCGTCGTCGCAGAGTACGACTCGCCGCTGCCAACCGGCACCACAAACGAACGCCGCTCAGAACCCGAAGGGGGTGCCGCCGTGCGGAACAAACCCATTACGGCACCTTCCAGTCGAGAGCCAGGAAGAACACGCCGGCAGTGAGGAGACCCAGCCGCCAGTCGACGGCAGTCAGAGCGACGACGACACAGACGGCACCAGCGAGACCGAGACCGAACCGAATCAGGAAGCGGGCAAGATGGCCGGCGACGGAAGCAAGGTCAGGCAATCCTGTGCCTCCCGTCACCAGATGTTGTCAAGGGGATCAGATCCTTGGTTGGCGCCCCACAGGGCGAGAGTCACGGCCTCCAGCATGGACACGTCAGACTCAGACCCGCGTCGGGCCAACACCCGGCGATCGTTGACGAAACGCCACCGTGCGCCCGCCACAGACTCGTTCAGGTCAGGGTGGTCAAGATGCGCAACCGTCCGGTACTGCACGCCGTCAGACACCGCCGCGCACGCCGTCACATACTCGTCAAACGACGCCGTAACCACGTTCAAGCCGGCCTCACGGAACGGCTCCACCAGATCGGAGCCCGGACCCTTCGCGGCCATCACGAACACCGTGTCTGGCCGCCGCGACTGCACCCCCAACAGGTGCGCCTTCAGCCAGTCCGTACCCTCGCGACGCTCCACCGCCGTCAGCAGATGCCTGCCGTCGTCGAGTACGCCGACCGCACCCACCGATGCCCACTCGCGATCCACCGAGACAGCCACGCCCACCGCACCCAGTGGCGGCTCGCCCGGCACCTCAGGCAGACGGCACGCCGCCCAGTTCCCCAGCGCCGTCTGCTCGCCCTCACGAGGCTTCGGCTTCCACTGGTTCAGGTACGCCCGACAGAAATCAGCGATCTTCCCTGATCTCCGTGCCTTGTCCCAAAGTGACCGGATCGTCTTCAGCTGCACCGTGTGCGCCTTGCACGACGGCAGGCAGTCCGGCCGATGCAGCGCCGGCATGCACGCCAGCCACACGTTCTCGTCCGCCGGATCCGCGTCCTCAGGTGCCGACCACTCGAAGAACGCCATGCCGCGCCGGACGCCCTCCCGCACCAGACGGCGGCCAACCTCGACCTTGCCCCACAGGTACAGCGACACACCGAGCCACCCGGCCGTCGACACAACCCCGAGCTGCTTGTTACGGCGCGTCACCATCGCAGGCTCAAACGCCTGCTCCATCCGGTTGTCCGGCTGCGCGAACGCCTCGTCAACGTACGCCTCATCCAACGTCGACCCATGACCAGACTTCTCGGTCACAGCCTCGACACCGAAAATGCTGCCGTTCGGGTAGCGAATGTCAACCTTCTGGTTGCCCGTCCGCGTCCGCGCCTTCAGCCGCGCCGCACCATGCTTGATAGCCCGCGCATAGTCACGCTCAAACTTCTCCGTGGCCTTCAGCTTCGTCTGCGCCACATAAGCGATCTGCTGATCCGGACCAAAGAAACCCGTGGCCGAGCATCGGTGCGACGCCTTCGCCAAAATCAGAACTGACTTGCCCGACTGCCGCGGAACCGTCAGCACCCACTCGTCGAAAACCAGTTCACCCGTCTCCGGGTCAATCTCAAGAATCACGTCCGCCACGTACTGCTGCCACGCCATCAAAGGCATGCCCAGCAGCGCGGCGACAATCCCGACCGCCGGCCCCAACGTTTGCCGCTCAGGACTCCTCGGAGTCGCGAACCTCGGAGGACAATCCAAGTCCTCCGCTCGGAGTGGAGAGAGCTGCGTCGAGGTCGTCGTCACTCGCCTCCCCCATCCCGGCAAGCTCCATCAGGTTCGCCCGCAGCTCCCGATTCACGGCCGCCACCGCAAGCCCTGCGCCGTTGTCCAACGTCCGAGCCAGGTTGTAGGACATCTCCGCAAGCGCCTCGCCCATCGGATGCCCCGACATCAGCGCCGCGATGTCGCTGCGTACCTTCGCCTCGACCGGCCCCGGTCGGCGCAAGTCCCCCCCCTCCGACTCCTGGGGATTTTTTGGGGAG